CCTCTCTCTTCTCTCCCCCCTCAGAAGCCCCCTTTCGCTGTCATATGGTTACATGGCAGAGTGAAGGCATGGGTCACGATAAAGATGATGAGGTTGAGGACGGCCACCCCCCTTTCCTAGTAGAGGATTCTTTCCCGTGGGGGCGGCTGGATGAGGTTATTTCAGAAGAGGTTGATGAGGCTCTTGAGGCTGTTCTTGCCGTAGATGAGTGGTTAAAGGGTAGTACTCCCTCGATTGAGGTCGAGGAGGGGTTAAGAGTGAATTGCCCTCATTGTGGGGGGATATTCGAGGTTATTCGGAATGAGTAAGGAGGAGAGCCACAAGCAGGGGGTGAAGGGTCATTCTCCAACGCCTGAGATGCGGAAGAAGATTCGGATGCTTGGGGTGGCGGGGTATTCGATGAAGGAGATGGGGGACATCTTGGATATTACGCCCCAGGCCCTTGAGAAGTACTATGGGAAGGAGGTTCGGGAGAGTCGTGCTGAGACTGTAAGCGCGGTTGCAAGTACGTTAGTGAGGCAAGCACTGGCCGGGAATGTGCAGTGCATGATGTTCTACCTTAAGACGCAGGGGGGATGGAAAGAGACGGCCCCTGAGAAGGCGGTTCCAGATACGAAGCCAGTTTATCAGCTGTATTCGTCGCCTCTTAAGAACTCGGTTGAGACAATTGAGTACATAAAGCAGAAGCAAGAAGAGATACGGGCTGGTGGGGGGTCAAAGGGCCCTGATGTGGAAGTGAAGCCCTATGTCAATGAAGCGCCTCAGGTGGAGGTGTTGGAGGCAGAAGATTGAGCTACGTACCGCATGAAGGCCCCCAATCTGATTTATTGGCGATGCGGGATGTGCCTGAGGTTCTTTTTGGAGGCGCAAGAGGGGGCGGGAAGACGGCTGCATTGCTTGGGGACTTTCTTCAAGACGTGGCCCGATACGAAGAGCACTGGCAGGGAGTGTTGTTTAGACGTTCCTATCCTGAATTGGAGGAGGTGATCAAACAGAGCCACAAGTTCTATCTCCCTACTGGTGCTCATTGGAGGGCAAGTTCTAAGAGTTGGCATTGGGCCAATGGGGCTTGTTTGAGGTTAAGGAGCTTGGAGTCAAAAGAGGACGCATCCAAGTACCAGGGCCATGAGTTTTCGTTCATTGGTTGGGATGAGGTGACAAACTGGGCGTTTCCAGATGCGTACAAGGAGCTGTTTGCTTGTTTGCGAGGCTCAGGGAAGCAAGTAGCGGCCCGAATTAGGTGTTCTGGAAACCCAGGTGGGCCGGGTCATAACTGGGTCAAGGATAGGTTTTTGATTGGGGAGCATAAAAAGGGGTGGCATCTGACCTATGACGAAGAGACGAACATGTCTCGGATTTATATCCCGTCTCGGACCTCAGATAACCCGTCTTTGATTCTGAACTCCCCGAACTATACGAGGCAGTTAAGGGCGGTTGGGTCAAAGGAGCTGGTGCGGGCCTGGTTGGAGGGGGACTGGGATATCGTCCTTGGGGCCTATTTCGATGAGTTTTCAGAGCAAAGGCACGCAATCCCCGATATTGAGATATCGGACCTGCCCAAAAAATGGAAGGTATATCGAGCATACGACCACGGGAGCTATCACCCGTTTGCAGTGCTTTGGTACACGTATGCTGGAAACGAGATGAAGGAGTTTGAGCCTGGGACTTTGATATTCTTAAGGGAGTGGTTTGGGGCCGATGAGACGGGAAAGGGGCTGAAACTGTCGGTGGCTGATATCGCAGAAGGGATGCGAAGGAGGGAGAGGGATTTTAGGCGAAAAGTAGAGCCTGGCCCTGCCGATAACCAGATATTTGAGAACGATGGAGGGATGCCGCTATCTGAGATTATGGCGGGAAGGGGAATTTACTTTGAAAGAAGCGATAAGAGGCGAATTGCCGGGTGGAACCAAGTCCGATATCGGTTGCAAAGCGACTTAATCAAGTTCTGTCGGGCTTGTAAGCACACAATCTTGAGTATTCCGACTCTCCAGCACGATGACCACAAGGCTGAGGATGTGGATACGACTGGAAACGACCATTTAGCCGATGTCGTACGCTATGCATCGATGGCTTGGCCCATTCAAGTTCAGGTCGAAAAGATTAGAGAAGATGTTCGAGATATTCGAACGTTTAATGAGCTTATTGACGCAAGCGATGACCTAATGAGTCGGATAAGAAGGCCGTTATAGCAAAAATACCCAGTAGTCAAGGGGGCAATCCTCTTATACCCTACTGGTATGGAAGATTACGCGCCCGATACGAAAGAAAAAGAGCTCCCGATTCAGGCTGAGATACGACGCTGGAAAAAGGCGCGAGAGGATTACTTTGATGTAGCCAAACGGGCTGAAAGCCTTTACTCGGTCGATCACAAATCGGGCGAGATTATGCCTGGGGCAAGGCTGAATATCTTTTGGTCCATCGTCAACACCCTAAAACCTGCCCTTTACGCTCAACCTCCCAAGCCCATTATCTCGAAGCGTTACCAGAATCGCGATGCCGTGGCCCATATTGCAGCTCAGGTCTTAGAGCGATGCACGAACTTCCAGATGGAAATGTCCGGGTTCGATGCCTCGGTCGGAAGAGCCATTGATGATTATCTTGTTGCAGGTCAGGGGACGGTTTGGATTCGTTATGAGCCCAAGATCGGGGTGGAAAAAGAGAGAATCCCAGTACAGGAGGTTCAGGGTCAGGCCATGGAGGGTATGCCCCCTGCTCCGCCCCAATACGTAACGCCTGATGGGGCTCCTGTAGACCCTGAGAGCTTAAGGCAGGACGCTGAGGGCTACTACGTTGATGGCCCCGAGACTGAGACTTTGCTTGATGAGAAGGCCATCATTGATTATGTCCATTGGTCGGATCTTCTCTTTGAGCCAGCAAGGACATGGGCTGAGGTGCGAAAAATTGCGCGTAAAGTGCATGTGAGTAAGAAGGAGTTTAAGGCTAAATTCGGGAAGGAGGCGCTAGACAATTATGGGATGTGGAAGCAAGAAAAAGGGGAGTCGGAAACCGAAAGGGAAGTAAACCGAGGCAAGATATGTATTTACGAGGTTTGGGATAGGGACGAAGACAAAGTATTTTGGGTGGCTGATGGATATCCGAACATTCTTAAGGAATCAGAGCCATACCTGAAGTTTGATGACTTCTTCCCCTGCCCTAAGCCTCTTTGGGCCACCCTTTCAAGCACTGGACTTATCCCAAGACCCGATATCTGTTTTTACCAAGACCAACAAGAAACTCTCAATCAGCTCTGTACGAAGACCCAAGATATCGCACGATACCTAAAGGTGCTCTCGATTGGGGATGCAGCCGAACCTGCCCTCAATAACATCCTGACGGCCCCTAACGGGTCGCATATCGCGATTGCAAACTATTCCAGATATGCTCAGTCAGGCGGGATAAAGAGCGCGTATGAAGTGCTCTCAATGGCTGAACAGGCCGCGATTCTTCAAGTACTTCATACCGCGATTGAGCAGGAAAAAGACCAAATTTATGACATCACTGGTATTGCTGATATTGTTCGCGGGGTGTCTTCTGCCTCTGAAACCCTCGGAGCCCAACAGATAAAGAGCCAGTATGCTCAAAATCGGATTGCTTCAAGGCAAAGAGAGGTCGCTAAGTTTTGTCGGGAGGTTGTGAGCCTGATTGCTCAGGTGATAAAGAACCACTTCCAACAATCCACGATTCTTAAGATGAGTGGGACCAAAGGAGATCCCGAGGTCGAGGAGTTTATCGTCTCTGCAATTGATTTGCTTCGTAAAGATGCAGATTCCGACTTCAAAGTCGAGATTGAGGTCGATTCGACCAAGTTTGCTGATATTGATGCGGCAAAACAAAGCGCGATTGAGCTTACCAATAGCCTTGGGGCTCTTTTTAACTCGCTCCTCCCCCACACTCAAACAATTCCGCAGCTAGTTCCTGTCATAAGTGAGCTAACCCTCTTCACGACGCGCCAGTTTGAGGCGGGAAGAGAGGTTTATGGCAAGCTTGAGAACGCCCTCACTGAGATGCTGGCAACGGTTGAGGAGAACAAGAGGCGCGAGATAGAGGCGCAACAAGCCGAGCAGCAACAGGCCCAAATGGAGGCAGAGGCAAAGGCAAGGGGCGCAGAAGGTGGCGGTCAAGATGCTGAGATGGCAGCCCAAGCAGCCCAAATGGAGCAGCAGATGAAGGCTCAAGCGCAACGGGCCAAAGATGAGGCTGAACTAGCCCTTAAACTTGCCAAGATAAAGGCCGAGGAAGAATTGGAGCGGCAAAAGATACTTCTCCAAGACGACCGAGAAAGAAAGGCAGAGGAATTAAAGCATGGGCGGGAGATGCTCAAGTTTACTCTTGGCAATGCTGAGAAGTTGGACCTTATGGCCCCAAGGCAGCGCACTCGAAGGGGTCGGATTGGGTTCGATGAGAACGGGGAGCGAGTTGTCATCGTTGAGGACGTTGAGGATGTCGCGCCAGAGGTGCAAGAGGTATTTGAGGGGATTAGAGGACTTTCTGGGAAAAAATAAATGGCGATTCAATTTAGCGTAACCGTTAGAAATGCCCGTCTTGATGCGATTGAGACTGCGGTGGGGGTGAGTGCAGTACTTAGAATTAGAAGTGGAGCTGCACCTGCTACATGCGCAACAGCCGATTCAGGAACGGTCCTTGCAACAATCAACTGCCCTTCCGATTGGTTGGCAGCAGCGGCAAGTGGAAGCAAATCCATCTCCGGTACCTGGCAGGATTTAAGCGCTGACGCAACAGGGACTGCGGGCCATTTTAGATTGTACGATTCCACTGGAACAACTTGCCATATGCAAGGGACCGTTACCGCAACAGGTGGCGGGGGAGATATGGAAGTAACCAACACCTCATTTACAGCCGGGCAGTCTTTCACAGTAAACACGTTTACCTTGACGGATGCGAACGCATAATGGCAACGCTTGAAGCACGACTCCAAGAAGATGACGTAAAAGACCTTCCAGACTGGCAAGCGGCGGCGGTATTGAACGCTCCTGATGCAAGGATTCCAGAGGCGGTGGTTCTGAAATCAAGACCGTTTGGGATTGGAACCATTCTTGAAATCTTTGGGCCGATAGCAGGGCCAGCGTTCCTTGAGAACCTTGAGACGCTATCAACTTCAGATCCGTTGATCAAATGGAGCTTGGTCCTTCTAAAAGAGGCAACACTTGATGCCGCCTCCCCTACTCTTCGCGCTCAGGTAGACGGAATGATAGCAGGGAACCTTATTTCTCCAGCGCATGGGGCCGCAATTAAGGCCCTTGGAGAAGAAAGACGGTTCCCTTCATGGGCCGAGGCAAATGGAGTCGAGGTAACCGCCCGGACAGTAGGACTTGCACGAGGAGGCGCATAACATGGCAATAGCTAAATGGGCCACACCAAGTACAAGGTCAAGTAACATACTAAGCACCGTTCTTAACTCTCTTGCGAACGGAAGTGAGACGGCAACAGTTACCTATGACAACTCGAGCAACAAAGACCTTTATGCCGTTATTACGATAAAGTTAGGAAGTATTACACCATCCACCGGGGGTTCGATAACGCTCCGGGTGACGTTAAGCGATGGGACAGACACCGCCGATAAGATTGGGGGCGACCTTTACACGGTGCCATTGACATCGGGTGCCAGTGCGAAAGTTGCGGTCCTGAACATGGTTCGCCTTTACCCGTACTCTTTGAGATTCTCGATTATCAACAATTCAGGTGTTACAACCGCAGCGACTGGGAATGAACTTTACGTCAGGCCTTGGAATGAGGATGTTACATAATGCCACGAGGGATATCTCGGTACGACGAGGCAGCATTTCAGGGGCGGTTGTGGACACCAAAAGATAGCGGTGTATCAATCGCCTTGTGGCTTGATGCGTCAGATTTATCGACAATATCATACGGCACAAGTGGCATAAGCGAATGGCGCGACAAAAGCGGGAATAACCGTCATGCGACCCAAGCAACCGATGCCAACAGACCGACTTTAACCGCGATTGGGCTTAATAGTAGGCCGGTTATCAGCTTTGATGGTTCAAATGATAGTTTTGATTTTACAGGCTCGCATGGTCAAGAATGGAGCGCGTTTATTGTTGGTCGAGCGAATGGGACACAACAAGTTTTCTATCAGTTTGGTGGGATTAATATCGCCGGTAACCTTCAAATTGACACGGGGGTCGGTGGGTATGCGGCAAGAGCGGGGACGGTTGGGGGGGGAAGTTTAGGATTAGCGCCGTGCACTCTTGGCGAAAATGTTTTGTTGTCGTGTGATTATTCTAACTCTGGAAGTTACGTAAATCTTTACAAAAACGGGACATTAGGCACACCAGGGTCGGGTACAGCGCCAGCAGCCTCGGCATTAGCATCGACCATAGGGCAGTTTGGCTCTATATGGTACTTAAACGGGTTTATTGCAGAATTTATAGTGATTGATTCTATCAATTCGGCAATTCGACAAAAGGCGGAAGGATATCTGGCATGGAAATGGGGGTTGCAAAATAACTTAATCTCCTCTCATGCATTTATAAATCGACCCCCAACAACCGGAGATTAAAGGATGGTTCTCCGGATACGTCAGCCAGCACTCCCATCAAACCCTCCGATTGGGACTCTTACAAAAACCCTAGGCACAGCTACCTTAGCCTCCTCCGCGACCAAAGTGGATGGGATTGCCGGAGTTCTAAATAAAACCCTTGGAGAAAGTACTCTTTCTTCTACCTCTTCTCTTGAAGCGCCCCCAAGAGTCGTCCAAGAAATATGGTTATACCAAGAGCCGCCCAAATCCAAGAGGGCCGCAAAGCGCCGAAAGAAGGCCCAAGTCAAAATTGAGGCTATTGAAGACAAGCTACAAAATGCGTCAAAATTAGCTAGTCAGGGGCTCATTCAGATTGAGAAACTAGGCGAGTTGAAAGACAGCCTTACTCAAGAACTGGACGCAATAAAGGCCCAGTTTAAGGTTCAGGTTCAAGAGGAGCGACGACGGAAAGAGCAGGAGGTTGTTAAACAGGAGCAGGTCCGTCAGGCAGCAGAGGAAAGACGGAAAGCCGAAGAATTGCTCCGCGCTCAGATTGCGGCGGTTGAGGCGGTAAAGAAGCGAATTAAAGAGCAGATTGATGAGTCGGCCCGTTTAGCAGCAGAGAATTACAAGAAACAAGACGACAAGGTTGTTGCCGAATTGTCCAAGCTGTTAAACATGATAATGGAGACTGGATCAAGCATCCCAGAAGTTTCAATTCGCGAGGTTGGGAAGAAGGATAAACCAAGCGTAAGTCGGAGAATCGGGCGGTTTTTAACTGGGCAAGACGGGGCAAGAAAGCTCACAATCAGCGATGAAGGTGCTTAAGGAGAGATATGGCAGACAATGTGGGGTATACACCCGGTACTGGTGCAACGATAGCAGCCGATGACGTGGGCGGGGCCCTTTATCAGCGGGTAAAGCTAGCTATTGGGGCTGACGGAGAGGCCACGGATGCGAGCAGTTTGAATCCGTTGCCGGTGGCTGATGACGGGGTGAGAGACTTACTTGCGCCCATGATTGCATTGCTTGAATCGCCAAGGGGCTATGATAAGTCGCTTCAACGGCAGCGGGGTACGGTTGTGGTTGAATCGGGGACGGTTACGACAGTTACGACCGTAACGACTTGTTCGACGGTAACAAACCTTTCGCAGATTGATAACATCCAAGGCAGGATCGGGCAGCTTGGGGAGAATCTTTCGGCATGGTCAGCGTGTGTACGGGCTCGAATTTCATAAGGTAAAACATGGCAAATACTTTTAAGAAAGTTATTGATCGCATGATGTGGGTCCAAGTGGCACCTACCCCCAATGCTCATGCAGCAGCAGCTTGCCTTGCCTCTGATTTACGGTCAGATGTAAGCCGAAATCCTTTTGTTTACCAACTAGTTTCTAATACGGTGCTGAATCGTTACAACATCGTGACGAAAGCGTGGAATCTTGTTCAGTCGCCAGCACTTGCGGGTACATTCGGCGCAGGTGCAGCGATGACATTTGTTCCGAGCTTTGGCGCAGTGGGGACTATTGCAGCGGGTGCAACTACAATAAGCGTAACCCTTTCGACCGCACTCCCTACCGCAGTCGGGTTAAACATGCTTGCAAACCGCGGGGGCTCAGGGGAGTTTGGATTTAAGCTAAGAATCATCGACACGACCGCAGGGAAAACGGAAGAGCGGTATATCGTTGGCAATACAGCCGGAACGACCCCGATTATTACCGTAGATAATGCTTTCACCTTTACGCCAGCAACAGGCGCAAGATATGAAATTCTAAGTGGTCGAGTGTTCATGCTTGGCGCAGGTACGACAGCATCGAATATATGGCGATCCTTTGAGGTTGCAACCAACACTCTATCAACAGGGTTAAGCACCACAGGGCTACCCGCCACGATTGGCACAGACTCCTCTCTCATGGTGCTTGATGAGCAGCATACCCCGTACGATTGTGTTCCCGGTGAGGGGATGATTAAGGGTGCGTTTACCTACGACACTAACTTAGTTAGCCGAAAGGCTCTTACTGCCACAGCATCGGGAGCATCCAGCCTTACCGGACAAGCGACCCTAGGGGATGCCGTCGTAGTAGCAAACGAGTACCGGAACTTCCAGATCCGAATCGTACAAGACACGGTGACTCCGGGTGCGGTAGGCCAAAGAAGAATTATTGCATCGCACACGGCGGGAGCTTCTCCGGTTTATACTCTTGGGACGGCATGGACTACTCAGCCGTCGTCTAGCGCAAAGTATGTTATCGAGCTTCCGAACCTTATCCTTGCAAGGTCATCGGCAACGACCACGGTTTACACTTATAACTACACCGATGCGACGATAAACAATGGAACCAACAACATAACCGCAGGTTCTTGGAGTACTACGTATTTTGGTGCAGCACCGGCAGCAAATGCAGCGGGCGGGATGTGGGCACCGTCGTTTGGGATTCAGCCGGATGCAGGAAGAAATGCGCGTCATAGCTTTTGTTACTTTTTCCGAGGTGGGGCGGTTACCTTAGATGTGTTAGATATTGCAGCAACCATAACCGGGACATGGACGGGTGCGGTTACATACGACGGCGGGGTAGCTCTTACGACCGGAACGGGCGGGGCATATTCACCGTTTGGGAACGAAGGGAGGATGCTGTATATGAATATTTATACCGCGTCAGCAGTAAACCAGATATTTAGGTTTGATGTGAAAAATAGGGTTTTATCTCCCTATACCCCGACAGACTGGATACAGGCCGGAACCGCAGCAGTTGGGAATAGAATTGCAGCTTATGCGGCAATAGACGGCACCGATCTTTATGATGTTGTTTTGTTGCAGTCTCACCTTTCGACGATAGCGCAAGAGCTTATACCACTTGTATAGGGCAAAAATGGACATCCAAAGTTTAATCAGATTGTGTGAGCAAAAACTGACCTATCTGAATTCCCTACTTGGAACGGCGACCGTAATAGGGAACCAAGAAGAGGTTGGTCGAATAGAGATCGAGATAGGGACAACTATTGAAACAATCCAGAAGTTAAAAAGTTTAATCGGATAAGTGACATAACATGTTCCTAACGCTTCTAAATCAGAATCAAGGGGCTCCTACAGGAGTTACAGGCACCCTTGATAAGATTTTAGAAGCTGCCACCCTTTCTGCGTCAGGGCAGTTACTAGACGTCATCTCGGGGTCACTAGATAAGACTCTTGGCCCCTGCCTTCTTACCTCCAACGATTCCGAGCCGACAAAGATTTATCAAGAAGTTTGGATAATTCAGGAGCAAAGGAAAAAGAAGCGCAAGGTTAAAAGGAAGTTAAAAGCGGCCCTTAAAGCGGTAGAGGTTGCTGAGGAAGCGGTTGAGGAAGGGGTCGCCCTCAAACAGCAGCTTGAGGCATTAGAAGCTGCCAAGCGTCAACTAGATGTAAGTCAGAAGGCATTAGACCTACAACAAAAGGAGGCGATTCTAAATAAAGCGGTTTTAGTGTGGGAAATAGAACAACAAGCACAAGCAGATGCGCGATTAAGGTATCAGACTCTTGTTCAAGCGTATGAGGATGCAAAGGCAAAAGCCTACGAACTTGAAACAAATGACCTGATGCAAATAATGGCCTACATGCTACAGTTAGATTGAGGAGGGTTATGGCAGAAGGGATTCGAGGTAAATGGCGGTATGACGTAGACAGAGGGTGTCTTGTCGCATGTGGCGAAGAAACAATCCCCTTCCCTATTCATTCGATTCATCAAGACACGATTAGTCCAACATGGCACCCTGCCACGGGACAAACCTTTGAATCGAAGAGCGCGTTTCGCAGAGTCACAAGAGAGAAAGGTTTTGTAGAGGTTGATGACTCAAGGACATGGAACAGTGTCGGGGAACACAAGCAGGGAGAGTTGGAGGGCCTCCGAGAAGACATTGAGGAAGTAAAGCATTGGTATTCAGCAGCGGCAAAGGGCAATCGAGATTACATCAATGCCAATGTGCCGCCTGAACTTCGCGATTGTGAAGAAGTGGACCCCAACGATATCACTGAGGGAATCAGACGATGAGCATACGAGAGGATTTAGAAGACGCAGCGGTTGCCCTTGAAACAGGACATGCGACCGAGGACGAGCCCGAGATATTAGGGCAAGAGCAAGAAGAATCGTCCGAAGAAGATTTAGACCACGAAGCCCCAGAAGAGGACGTATCTCACCTCGACGAAGAGCCAGCAGCTCAACCTGCGGCAGTCGAAGAGGATGATGCGCCACCTACTACCTGGTCAGCCGAGATGCGGGAGCATTGGCGATCTACTCCTAAGAGCGTACGCGATTACGTGCATAGGAGAGAGAAACAACAGCACGACTACATCTCACGGACGGGGCATGAACTAGGCCAGTTAAGAAAAGAGTACCAGGACGTTGAGAAGGCATTAAAGCCTTATGAAGAGCAGCTGAAACAAGCAGGGGTAAGTAAAGGCAGTGTTATCGCTCGAATGATTCAAGAGCGAGAAACAATGTCAAGCGACCCTCGCGCCTTCATCAAGGAGTTTGCCGACCGCAACAAGCTGGACCTTTTAGACCTGGCTATGGACGAGGATCAGGCGACCCCGCCGAGTGTTCGTCAGGCTAGATATGATTACGAACGTCAGAGGGCAGAGGTAGAGGCACAAAGACGGGAAATTGAATCGCAGCAGGTTGAAATTCAGAAAACCCAAGTCGTTGAATTTGTCGAATCGTGGGGTGCTACAAAGCCGCACTTCCAGCAGGTTCGACAAGCAATGGCGCAAGTTCTCCCAGAAATCCAACAATCCTATGCGTATCTTTCCTTCCCTGAACAACTGGATGCTACTTACAACGCCGTCATGCGACACCCGAACTTTCAGCATTTAACCAATGCAGTAACGCCAGCCGTAAAGAAGGCAGCGGCGGGACTGAATGGAAATTCGGGCGTACCATCTCGTAGCCCTGAAGCTAACTCGATCCGGGAAGCCCTGATGCAAGCAGCAAAAGAGACTGGGTACTTTTAAGGGTAAATCATGGCAACACCAAATAGTCAGATCGGTGAAATGCTCACCGTGACGATGTATAAGCGAAGCAAGAAGATGGCAGATGGTATTTCAAAGAACATTCCGTTCTTGAAGTACATGAAGAACAACCAAAAACTGGTATCGGGTGGGGAATCAATTCTCGAAGAACAGCTCTTCGCAGAAAACCCCTCGTTCCAGTGGTATGCAGGGGGAGAAACCCTCAACACGAACCAGACCGAGCAGTTCACGGCGTTCCGGTTCAACTGGAAGCAAGCAGCGGTTGCCGTTGTCATCAATGGTCTTGAGGCTGATGTGCAGAACACTGGCCCCGAGCAGGTATTTGACCTCCTTGAGAAGAGGATCGAGGCGGCTGAGTACACGATGATGAACACCATCGGAACCTCGCTTGAGCTTGATGGGACCGGGGACGGTGGGAAGCAGATTGGGGGTCTTGGCCTTCTTGTTTCCTCTGCTCCTTCCACTGGTACGGTCGGCGGTATTGATCGTGCAACCTACACTTGGGCGCGGAATCAGACGTTTGATGCCTCGACCGACTTCAGCATCACTCTTGCTTCTAACACCATCCAGGCGTTCTATGGCGCGGTGTATGATGGCTTGACTCGTGGAGCTGATAAGCCGAACCTGATTTACGCAGGGGCTCAGCACTTCCGGTGGTATCGGGAGAGCTTGCAGACCATTCAGCGCATCATGAAGGTCGGTGAGGGCGTTGTGGATACGATTGGCAATGAGCTTGAGTTCCTTGGCGTTCCCGTCATCAACGGCGGTGGATATCAGGGGGTTGCAACCTCAACTGTGACTCGCTTCCTCAACACGAACCATCTGTTCTTCAAAACGGCATCGAAGCGCAACTTCGTACCTTTGAAGGCTAGAGATTCGTTCAACCAGGATGCCACGGTTCGTTATCTTGCATGGGCTGGAAATATGACCGCTCGGAACCTGTTCCTTCAAGGCTATGCAGTGGCTTAATTTAGGAGAGTAGAAAAATGGGACTTGGAATAAATGAGCCACGGGGCGGTGTAGAACTGGAATATGTGGGGACGACCCTTCCGGTTGGTTTTGTGACAGGCGATAGAGTCACCGGGAAAGATGGTGGCGTTTATCGACTTGTGAAAAACTCACTCGGAAGCGCACTGGTCGTACGGTTGGCCTATATTCTCCGACTGAACGCAACCTCTGGCGAACTTGAAGTAGCAGCCGCCGGGGATGACGCGTTAGTGGGGCATGTAGGGATTGTGCAGTTTGCCGCAGTTCCTAACGGTTCCTACTTCTGGATAGGGACTGGTGGGATTCTGAGTGGGACTTCAGCAGCGGCGATTGCAGCCAATGCTCAGGTGTCTCTTAGCGCGACTGACGGGAAACTTGATGACCTTGCCATCACTGGAAAGTTCCTCAATGCGTTCCATAACTCTTCGGCTGCGGTTGCGGCTGCGGATGCAGTAATTAAGATTTACTGCGGCGGTGAGTTGTTCTACGGCGCAAGTAACTAAGCTGTGAACTTTGGGGAGGGATAGCCCTCCCCTCTTAAAAGGATAAGAAATGTTTCCGCAAATAATAGAAGACCGGATGCCAATATCGGGCCAGGTGATGCGTCATGGTTCAGATGATGCGTTAAGAGTTCGCTTCTTCACGGGACCAAAGTTCCTTGGGGAGCTGAGCCGGATTGAGGGGCGCGATATGTACGACCAGGACAGAATCCTTGAGTACATTGAAATAAAAGTGCCTGGTGGCGATACCGTAGTCCGTGTGGCGACAAGCGACGATATCAAGCGATTCTCCGAGAAATATCGACAGTGGAAGCTAAACGAAGGCGGCGACGTTGGCACTCCTCTTGATGCCCTTGGATTCACTGATACCCAAAAGGATATGTGTACAAGAGCAAACATCCACTCGGTCGAGCAGCTTGCCGCGATTGGGGACCAGGCTCTTGCTTCGATTGGTCTTGGGGCAATCAATATGAGGGCTCGGGCTCAACGGCATATCCAGGCACAACCCGTCGTAAATGAAGAGGTTGAAGCCCTTAAAGCCCAGAACGCGACCTTGACGGAAAAGCTGACCCAACTGACCGAAATGGTTGAAGGGCTCCTTTTGAAAAAGAAATAACCAATGGCAACATCTCCCTCTTCTGAGTTTGCTGGAACAGTTATCACTGGCACAGGCCAGACGGGGGAGGTCATATCTTGCTTTGCCAACATCACAGGGGCAGTCACAGACCAGACTCTTACTCGAAACGATACCAATGCCGCTCTTTCTGGGAGGGACGGGTATCGGATTCGGGTGATTGGAGCCCAGATATTCGGGGGTAATACTCACCACACGATTACAATCAATTCTAAGCCCCTTGGCGGCGTAGGAGTCGCTATAACGCCAGGGATCGGGGTTGGGGCCGATACAATCTCCAACATTGAAGTTGGGGCGATTGGAATATGCACGACAAGGGAAAATGAGACGCTAACGGTCACAACTTCTGGCGATGTCAGCATCCAGGTTCAGGTTGTCTTTGAGGCGGTCTATAACGTAGTCCAGACAATCCCCGTAACAAACCCTACCCTTCCAGGCAACCCGGTGCTTAACTTTGATGCAATGGGAGAAGTGTACAAGGACGGGTTAGGAACGCCAGCGGATAATGGGGATACGGTTCTTCAATGGGTCACAGGGGCCTTTTCAGCAGACCAATCAACCGCAGGGAATCGCCCGACCTTTAGGACGGCAGCCTTTAACGGAAAGTCAGCCGTGGAGTTCTCCACCAACGACTTTATGCCAATCACAGGTGGTCCAAGTGGAGCAGGTCTTCAGTTTTACATAAATGGTACAAACACCGAATTCACCCTGTTTTTGGTGGTTAAACACCTCAATCAGTCGGGGAACCAAACGGTCCTCGGATTGGGAGCTTCTGGGGCAAACCCCAAGTATCAGTTTGGAACAAATACCGATACGCTTATCGCCCATAAGACGGATGATGCAGGAACCTCGGACAACTTCACCTCTGGAAGTTTTGATGTAACGATACGACAAGTTCTTACCTTTGTCGTAGATAATGCCTCATCGGGAACTCTTTCCTTCTTCCGGCGCGTCAATGGAGATGTGGCGAGGGCCACCGATACCCCAACAGGCACCAATGCTACTTTCAATGGTGGGGCCCTAACAGCCACAAATGCGACTCTTGGGGCTCTTACCTCGTCAGGGTCGCAATCAAACTATGCCAATGTCCAAGTGGCAAAGATTCTCCTCTATAATTCAGAACTAAGTGCAGAGGCCAGATCCTACGTTGAGAATCAGCTGATCCAGACCTATCTTTAGGGGTTGACAGGTGGGCTTCTCTCCTAGATCCTAAAGCAGAATGGGCTTTTTCAAGTCTCCATGAATTGTTCAAAGAGGACTCATGGCGCTACTTGAAACTTTACAAGAGGTTGCAGAATTAGGAGGTTTACCTCGCCCCACTGCGATTGTGGGTTCCACAGATACGACAGCGCGACAACTTCTTGCAATAGCCAATGAGAGGGGCCAAGAGGCGGCAAGACTTTATGACTGGCCTCAGCTTGTAATCTCAAGCACCCTGACCCTTGTTGCAAATGAAATCCAACCACTTCCCTACGATGTAGCTGAGGTCTTAGACCTTACGGCATGGTATTCGGCTGATATGACTCCTTTGACAGGTCCTATCAGTTATATCGAATGGCAGCGGATGAAGCAGACCGCCGTTGCCCCCATAAAGTATTCGTTTAGGGTTGCAAATACGAGCTTTGGCAAACCAGCCCTTGCCTTTGTCCCAACGCCCACTGGCGGGCAAATTATCTCCTATTATTACCGAACGAAAGCGTGGGCCAAGCCGCAAGATTGGAGGACCGCCTGGGTCGTTACCACAGGACTATGGTGCTACTCCGATGGTAAGGCGTGGAAGGCCAACAGCTCAGGGACGACAGGGGCAAATGCCCCAAGTAGCGCAAATGGTGGCAATGATGGCGTTATTGTATGGACGGCGCAACCTACCACGATTTACAACAAGTTCTTAGCCGATACGGATGATTCGCTTATCCCTCTTGATGTGCTGAAAAAGGGCATTTTATCTCGGTTTTACCGAATGAAGGGGCTTGAATACCAAGACCTTGAGGCCGAATATCAGCGCGATCTGAGAGATGAAATGGCAGAGCGTACTGGGGGCCGAACGGTGAACCTCTTTCGTACTTATGGGCGATTCATTGACGAAAGCAACATAAAAGAAGGGAATTGGTAATGCCAGTCGTCGATTATCGAACTTGGTATAGAGAGGAGCAAAGGCGACGGGGGATTAATCCGGATCTGCCTCCCGTTGGGGTGCCTAGACCGATTCAACAGCCAAATATGAAGCCCTCGGTGCTGCAAGAGGTACTTGCTAGTCCTGTAGGGCAAGAAGTGGTGAAGTATGCTGGAAAAGAGATATTTAATGCTCTGAACCCGACCACCACACAAGCTGCCACACAAGGCGCTGCACAAGCAGGAACTCAAGCAGCAGCTCAGGCAGGGACTCAAGGGGCCGCTCAAGGGGCCGCTCAAGCAGGAGCAAGCACAGCTGCCACAGCGGCAAGTGCATTGGGGCAAGCAGCGGCGGTGGTCGGCGCAGCAAAAGGCGGCTATGATCTTTATAAAGGGCTGGAAGGTAAGAGGGGGGCAAAACAAGGTGCCATATCAGGGGCCCAAACAGGTGCGTCCATCGGTTCCTTTTTTGGCCCAAAAGGAGCTGCTATCGGAGCCGCAATCGGGACATTGATCGGGGGGGTGGGTGGCGCACTTCGTCCTCCCCCAAAAACTCAAGTCGAAGACAAAAGATGGAGAGCTTTGGCGCGGCGAGGTTTTGATGTTCCTCAGTGGGTAAAAGAAGGCATTGATATCAAGGATACTGGGTTTAGACAGGACTTAGCCGCTGACTTTGTTGGGTTCGATGAGAAAGGAGCGTGGGTCAACAATAAGTTTGCCAAATCTCGGGATGAAAAAGACCTATTAGGGCAAGACGTCTCTCAATATGCAGTGATGCCGGAAACTTTTGGCTCATTATGGACCGGAGCGACCCCCGAAGCACGACAGGAGGTGTCAGAACTTGCGCTCCAAAAGGCAAAGGTCAGAGAACACAAAGGCACCCTTGATATCAACTGGGACCCTTCAAGCAAAAGATTAGCCCAAGACATCCTTGCAGGGGAAACCGGACAAGGCAGGGCGATGGTATGGGTTCCTCCAACCTGGGAGCCCCCGGAAGAGCGGATGCGTAAATATGGGAAACTATACTAATGCGTACCGTCTCAACCTCAATCGTGGCGCCAACAGGGGGATGGAACACAAGAGATCCACTTGACCAAATGCAGGAGCGATTCGCAATAAAGCTGCTTAATCTCTATCCAGAGCAGGGAAGCGTGCGAACACGGAACGGGTATGCTCAAGCCTGTAACCTCTCGAACACTGCCACCGTTGAAACCCTTGCCGAACTTCCCCTTGCAAGTGGGGTATCAAAACTTGTCGCCGTTTGCGGGGGGAAGATTTACGAGGCAAGTGGCACCACAGGGGTTATACTTGAATCGGGAATTCAAGATTCCAAGTTCCAAACGACTGTCATGAATG